AGTGCAGGGCGAAAAGTTCCGCATGAACCAACACAGGAAATGCGCCAAATGGTCCAACTTCATTCAAGCATTGGAACGCCTCAAGACCTGATGGCGCGGATTTTGGACATAGACGAAAAGACGCTGCGGAAATACTACCGCGACGAACTGGACCTTGGGCTTGCCAAAGCAAACGCCAAAATGGGCGGGTCTTTGTTCAACAAGGGGCTTGCCGGTGATACCGCAGCGCAGATTTTCTGGATGAAAACCCGCGCCGGATGGCGCGAAAAAGACGATGCCCAAAATGTAACAATCAATCTTCCCTATGACGGATGGCACATTGAACGCGCAAAACCCGATACGCCTGAAACTGACTGAACCGCAAGAGCGGTTTCTTATGTCAGAGGCAAAGCACCCCGCATTCGTTGCGGGCTTTGGCTCTGGCAAGTCAGAAATCATGTGCTGTTCTGCGCTCAGTGACGCCGCTCACAGCAGCGACGCGCTCATCGGCCTATATGCCCCCACATACGACCTTGTGCGCCTCATCACGGCCCCGCGTATCTGCGCCAAGCTGGACGAAATCGGCGTGCCACACAAATGGAACAAGTCGGAAAATATCATCTATTGCAGCTATCCCCGTTTCGGGGATTTCGTTCTGCGCACGATGGACAATCCCGCGCGGATCGTTGGCTATGAGACATACCGCGCGCACGTTGACGAACTCGACACGCTCAAGGCCGAAAACGCGCGGCACGCTTGGAACCAAATCATCGCCAGAAATCGGCAAAAGCCAGAAGGCATCAAAAACCCCTTCAACCGCGTGTCGGCATACACAACGCCGGAAGGCTTCAAATTCACCTACGATCGTTGGAAGCGCAACCCAACTGAAAACTATGAGATTTTTCAGGCTGCGACATACAGCAACCCGTTTCTCCCAAGCGATTATGTTGAAAACCTTCGTGCCAGCTATCCTGCGGAACTGATCGACGCATACATTGAAGGCATCTTCGTCAACCTGACCAGCGGCACGGTCTACAGCGGATATGATCGCGCAGCTTGCAGGTCTTCTGAGGAAATCAAGCAATCAGAGCCCCTGCACATCGGGCAGGACTTCAACGTCAATAACATGGCTTCTGTGATCGTCGTCCGGCGCGGGGACGAATGGCACGCTGTCGCCGAACTCAAAGGCATTCGGGACACGCCGCGATTGATCGAAACGCTCAAAGAGAAATATGCAGGCCATCACATCACGATTTATCCAGACGCAAGCGGCGGATCGACCAAGACCGTTGACGCTTCCACGTCCGATCTGCAACTTCTGCGCAATGCGAAGTTCAGCATTCGCGCCCCTGCTGCAAACCCGCGTGTCAAGGACCGGATTATCAGCATGAACGCAGCGCTTGAAAAGGGCACGCTCTTGGTTAATGACGCCGCGTGCCCAGACCTTGCCGAAGCGCTTGAACAACAAAGCTATGATAAGAACGGCGAACCTGATAAGAGTTCGGGCCATGATCATTTTTGTGACGCAGCCGGATATTTTTGCAACCAACGATTGCCAGTTGTCCGACCGAGCATGAAACAAATCGCAATGCCGCTATGATGAGGGCCAAAAATGTCTGAGACAGTCGCGAAAACCACAAAGGCCGTCAGCGCCATGATTGACGCCACAACCAAGGGCCGCGCGCTCATGGGTGGCACCGCAGCAATGCGCAAAGCGGGCGAGGCGTACCTACCGCGCTTCGACGCAGAAAGCGCAGAAGCCTACGCCAAAAAGCTTCAGCGCAGCACACTTTTTGAAGCCTTTCCGCGCGCTGTTGAGCAAATGACCGGAAAGGTTTTCGCGCAGCCAGTTGAGTTGATCGACGCCCCCGAACAGATGAACGAATGGGCGCAGAATATTGACATGCAGGGCCGCGATCTTTCGACGTTCGCCCTTGAGGTCTTCAGGGATGCTTTCGTCTCTGGCGTTTCGTACATCATGGTCGAAGCCCCGCGGCGCGACGCAGAAACCACACGGCAGCAAGCGGCGGAAATGGGTCTGCGGCCCTACTTGGTGCATTTGCAGGTCGAGGAAATCTTGGGCTGGAAAACAGCCCTTTTCGGCAACCATCTTGCCTTGTCCCAACTGCGCATCATGGAAAACCTGACAGAGCAAGACCCCAGCGACGAGTTCAGCACTGTCGAGGTCGAACAGGTTCGGGTTCTGGACCGGCTGCCGAATTCAGTACAGGTTCGCCTCTATCGCAAGGGCAAAAAAGAAGAATGGGTTTTGGTTGATGAATACCTGACCGAAGCCCCCGAAATCACGGTCATTCCATACTACGCCAAGCGAACAGGGTTTTTCACAGGCAAGCCCCCGCTTGAGGGGATGGTCGACGTGAACATTTCCCATTGGCAATTGCAGTCAGGCATTCGGAACAACAGCCATTACAGCCTCATTCCCGTGATGCTGCTTACAGGATTTGATGATGAGACAGAAATGGTTCTGTCTTCGTCAATGGCGATGACCAGCCGGAACGCTGAAGCCGACGCAAAATGGGTTGCCACAGACACCGCAGCAGTCACAACAGCGCAAGCGCTCTTGAAAGACCTCGAAGACCAGATGCAAGAACTGGGCCTTCAGCTTACCACAAAGCGCGTCGTCAATGAAAGCGCAACAGGGGCCGCTTTGGCCGCAGGCAAAGAGACTAGCACGCTTGCAATGATGGCGGACAGCCTCAAGGACGCGCTTGAACAGGCGATGGTATGGGTCGCGTTCTATGGTGGCCTTGGCGAGCAATCCATCACGGTTGATGTCAACAAAGAGTTCGGCGTGACGCCAATGCAGGCCAATGACGTGACGGCGCTGCTGACGGCGGTAACGACCGGCAATCTTTCGCAGACAACATTCATCAATGAACTGGCCCGCCGCAACTTCATTTCGCCCGACATCATCGCAGAGGACGAGATTGACGCCATCGACTTCGAAGAACCTGATCTTGGGGACAGCGCATAAATGGGCGCGAATGATGACATCGCTGACAAGCTGACGGGCAGGGACGTGGCCCTTCAGCGCTTTTATAAGGGCGCTGCCCGTCGCGTGCTGGATACGCTCAAGGCATCTGAGGCGCGCATTGTCGAGCGGCTGCTGGACGCCAGCGAAGGCATGAGCCGGACGCGGCAGGAAAAGTTGCTCAAGGATATTCGCGCCATCATCGCCACAGGGCATAAAGACGCTCTTGGCGTGCTGACCGTCGACATCGCTGGCCTTGCAGAAATCGAAAGCGAATTTATCGCTGGCACGATCGCGGATGAAATCCCCGTTGCATTCAAGACGGTCACGCCTGCCCCTGCGCAAGTGATCGCGGCTGCCAACGCCCGACCGTTTCAAGGCAAGCTTCTGTCAGATGTCTACCGCGAACTGCCCGAAGCGTCATTTCGCAAAGTCAGGGATACAATCCGGCTGGGCTATCTTGAAGGCCAGACCACGCCCGAAATCATTCGTGCGCTTCGCGGCACTGCTGTTCAGGGCTACAAGAACGGCGTTTTCAATCGTGCTCGCAGGGACATGGAGGCGGTCACGCGCACCGCGCTTGCCCACACTGCCAATACCGCGCGCAATGAGGTCTACAAGGCCAATGAGGGCGTCATTAAGGGCGTGCAGTGGACAAGCACGCTGGACGGCAAGACAAGCGCGATCTGCCAAGCGCGTGACGGGGAAATTTACCCGCCCGACAAGGGGCCGCGCCCGCCAGCGCACTTCAACTGCCGATCTGCAACCGTGCCGATCACAAAGTCATGGCGGGAACTTGGCTATGACATGGACGAAGTTGATGAAGGCACGCGCGCAAGCATGAACGGGCAGGTGCCCGCGTCGCAAGACTATGACGCATGGTTGCGCAAGCAGCCTGCTGCGTTTCAGGATGAGGTTCTTGGCAAGGGCAAGGCAGACCTTTTCAGGGGCGGCGAAAGCGTCAAGAGTTTCGTTGATAAGTCGGGCCGCGAATACACGCTAGACGAATTGCGCAAGCGCGCAAAATAATCACCAACCCAAGGGCGAGACGCCCGCAACTGACAGGATGTCAATCATGAAGATCGAAGTCACCGATACCGCCGCACTGCCCGAATGGATGCAAAGCCACGTTTCCGAAGGGCATCTTGACCTCACAGCCATTCCGCAGCCTGAAGATGTCTCAGGTCTGAAAAGCGCGCTTGCCAAAGAGCGGGACAGCGTTTCTCAGTATGCCAAGCTTGGCAAGCCTGATGAAATCCAATCCCGCATTGCCGAGCTGACTGAAAAGGCCAAAGGGACAGGCAAAGGGGCCGAAGACGCGCAAGCGAAGCTGGACGCCATGGAACAGAAATATTCTGGCGAAATCAGCGCGCGGGATGAACGCATTCAAAAAATGATGCAGCGCAACGCCCTTTCCGAACTCAAGGCTGAACTGGGCAAAGCTGGGTTTATTGCCGAGGCGATAGATGATATTGCGTCAACAGCACTAAATCGTGTACAATACGACGAGGACGGCGCGCCACAGGTGGTCACGCCGGACGGTAAAGCCATGATTGGCAGCGGTGCCAACCACGGCGCAACCTTAGCCGACTTGGCGAAGGAACTTGCGGAAACGAAAGCTTATGCTGTTCGGGACGCGGGGAAATCAGGAGGCGGGAAGCCTTCTGGATCAAGCGGCGGGACGCCAAAATCTGAGACAGTGACGCGGGCGCAATGGGATAGCATGTCTCATGTTGACCGTTCCACATTTTCGAAATCAGGCGGCAAAGTCAAAGACTGACCGCAAATATAGGAGTTTGACCAGATGGCAAACGTACTGACAGACCTTGCGGCGGATATTTACAAAGCCGCCGATATTGTGGGCCGCGAAGTGGTCGGCTTTATCCCCGCAGTGACGATCAACGGCGGTTCTCAAGAGGCCGCACAG